TTGGCACGAGACATATCGGCAACAGACTTACCATCCAAAGCATCATCAACTTCTTTCTTAGAAGCCAAGTTACCGATGGAGTCAATAACAATCATCAGACGATCTCCACGATCTACGTTCTGAAGTTGTTGCATGATGTCGAACTTCAATTGCTCTACATCAGTGATAGGTGTATGGAGAACACGATTAGTATCAATACCGAAACTATCAAAGTAGGACTGAGGAGTACCAAACTCAGAATCATAGAACAAAAGAGCAGCATCTGGGTATTTGTCCAAGTAAGATTTTGCCATTAGCAAACTGAACGCTGTCTTAAAGTGTTTGGATGGACCAGCCCACATTGTAAGACCTGGAGTGAGACCACCATCAAGACGACCAGAAAGGGCAACGTTGATGATTGGGATTGAAGTAGGAATCATATCCTTCTTAGTAAAGAACTTAGATACATTAAGGACAGCAGAGTCCTTGATGGTAGTGTTCTTCTTAATTTTATCTAGAATGCTCATTGTTGTCCTTACAGAGATTTATACAAAGCAGATTGTGCCACGAATTGTTGCTTCCAACCCCATTCATCGAGAACCAACTGGTTGAAGATGTGTTCTTCGACTTCGATGATGTCTTCCACAGACAACTCCAACATACGGATTGCTCGTGAGTAGTTGTCAGCGTAGTTCTGTGGGCGTGATGGGATAGTTTTAATCTTAGCGATCTCTTCCAAAACACCAGTCTTAGCCAAGAAGTGATTTCTCTTTGCCAGAGTTAACACAGCTACTTTATAATCTTCAACAGCTTCATCATAATCAGCCACATGCTTGGTTGCATTCTGTTTAACAATCGCCAGCAACTCGAGACGATTCATCTTTACACTATTCATAACGTTCCTTTTAATATCACGCATCTTAAACTGTCAAGAAGGTCAAGAGTTGCGATTCATTCATCATACCAGATTGACGCTTAACTTCTTTGCCAGCATCATCTACCATTACCATAGTTGGTACACCACGCACACCGTACTCAACTGACATCATAATGTTTTCATCAATATTGACTTCTTCAATTGGTGTCGTGATTTTATCACCAGCGTCTTTAATAACCTTGCTAATCATCTTGCAAGGTGCGCACCACTCAGCATAAAACTTTAAAACTTTCATAATCATCTCCTAAAAATATATTATACACTATCCCCACATGCAAAGCAATTATTTCTGAGGTACATCAAACACGAATGTAACACGCACTTCATGGCCAATGTTCTTAGTGCCATGGGGTAGTTTATTGTTGAACCAAAGCAAGGTTCCAGGTTCTACTGTAACAGATTCATCACCCACTGTGTATATGTATCTGCCTTGGATGGACAGATGATAGCGGTCTCTGGTTTGGTAGTATTGTCCAATATCAATGTGCTGACCAACTTCACCACCAACTGGGAGCGAAAGGAAACCACAACGACTGACTTTCTTAAAGTGGCGTTTGACGAAGCCAACAACTTCAGTATGGTGTTTAATAGCTGGAGTTGGAATACAAATCTCTGTATCTCCAACATAGTCGCCAATTTTTTCTATACCACCCATAACAAGTTGTAACACACCAGCTTGGACCTCAGGGAATCCATACGTAAGCATGGACTTAACTCCATCCATTCTAGTTTGAACTCCCCAGTCTTCTGGGTGTTTCTCTAACTGCGCCAAAATCTTTGACACGTTGAGTCCTGTTTTGATAATGCGAATGTTATCCAAAGAAATCTTCCAGTGAACTTTGTTCTTGCGTCTTCCAACCCAATGGCTGGATTACAATTTGTAGCGCATCCAAGAATACTTTCTCGAACTGCTTGTCATAGTCAATGTATGTATTCAATCCAAATTCAGTCGGCAACTCTTGGCTGAATGCAATCACGTCTTCCTGTAGTGGATTAGGTGTACGAACATATACAAACTTGATCTTATCACCATCTCGAATCGCAGCATACTTCTTATCAATGCCGTGCTTCTTGATATAGTGATTGTAAAGTAAAGCACCACGAACGTGGATTGGAGTACCCTTAGAATAGATTGGAGAACCAGCGTACTGTTTCATACCATTTACACCACGAGGGAATGCAACGTCAGCCAGAGGCATCTTGTCGAATTCCTTTTTGAACTCTGTGACATACTTATGCAGTTCTTTTTCGTCACCCAAAAGGATAACATCAATAGAGTCTTTCAGTTTACTACGAATGACAGCTGGAGTTGAAGACTTGACCATCTCAAGACCCATAACTTTAACCTTAGGCTTGGCAAACTGCACACCTTCAGAGTTATGGACGTTCATAATGTATCGCTTCTTCGCAGTCCAGATGGCTTTATCGGCAAGAACTTCTCGCTTCATGACCATCTTCTGAGAATAGGCATTCATGTACTGAGCCAATTCCTGATAACCAGTATCAATGAATGGTTGGAAAATCTCTTCACAGACTTTGTCCATGTACTTGATCTTTTGTTCAGTAGTCTTACCAGCACATGTGTGTTCAACTAAAGTCTCAAGAGTTAGATAGATTGAGTCAGTATCAATGGCAATGATGTAATCTTTACCTTCGGTCTTCATGACCTTATTCATGTAAGCATTAATCTTGTTAGCCATCCAGCGAATGGACAACTGACCAGATGTGGTAATACCTTCTGCCATACGGATATCGAAGTATCGGAAATACTGATTACCCATCGCACCATAAGCAGAGTTCAGTGCAATCTTCATTGCCATCTGCAAGTTGTTTAGTCGGCTGATCTCTTTTAGAAGATGAACCTTAGACTTATCATTCTGATACTCTTGCTCAACGCCAAGCATCTGCTTCTTGAACTTGGAACGATCTTTGTACATCTTCTCCATCAACTCAGGCATAAAGCCTTTGATGTCTTTGCGATAGCACCACCCGTTGGCAGTAACAGTTAGGTCTCGCTTGTGTGCGTAGCTAGTATCAACTTCTTGGTTGAGTAGCTTGTCAACAGTCACTGGCAGTTTCTCTGAAGTCAGAGTCTCTGGTGAGATGTTGTATTGCATAATCAAGTGAGGATACAGAGAGTTCAAGTCGAACGATGCAACCCACTTGTGAAGACCAATCAGCGGATCCTTAACGAACGCACCTTCGAACTGAGCATCTTTACCAGAGTAAGACTTGGCTGGGATGACAATACCCTTAGCTCGCAGATGATTATAGATGATAGAGTCCCACATACGAACTTGTGAGTAAACGTCTTCCATATTGATCTTGGCTTGGTACGCCATCGTGAGATGCAGTTCAAGCAGCCGCATCTTGTCGTCCATTCGGTCAACCAACTCTACGTCATGAATGTTATATTCAACGAATTGTTGCCAGTGGTTTGTGTAGAAGTCCTTGAACGAATCTCCTGGATTTTCCTTCTTGCGGTCGCCAAGTTCTTGTTCAGCAATGTAATCAAGACGATAAGACTCTTGCTTTTGGTAAGTGTACTTCTTGTAGAGTTCTAGGTAGTCTAGCTGAGCAATACCCACGATGTCGTAGTGAATCTCTTCGTTACCTTTGATGAAAGTCTTACGCTCATTGACATAACCCCATGGGCTAATCTTGTTGGCAAAAGAGTCACCAAGTTCTCGAGTGATACGACGAACCAGATATGGCACGTCGAAGAAGTCAGTGTTCCATCCTGTAACAGCGTCTGGGTAGTTGCCCTGCCAGAAAATCATAAACTCTTTAAGGAGTTGCTGTTCGTTGGAGCAGTTGATGTAAACCAGATCGTCACGATTGTGAACGAACGCACCCACACCGAATGTGATGATACGCTTGGTGAATAGATCTTTAATCGTGATCAATGTCACTTCTTCATTGGCAGTCTTGATGTCTGGGAAACCAGACTCAGTCTTTGTCTCAATGTCGATGGTAAAGATCTTGAATAGATCCATGTCCCAGTTAACAAGGGTATCGTAAGTGTCGCTGAGATATTGATAAGCGTAGTTGGTCTGTCCATAGACTGGGAAACCTTCGATGCCTTCGTAACGTTTAATGAAGTCACGAGTCTCTCTGATAGATCCAGGCTGAACTTCATCAACGAACGTACCCTCCAGTGTTTGCCACTTGGAGGGTTTCTTTGCTGGGACATAAAGAGTTGGGGAGAAGTCGACCTTGCGTTTATATGGTCGGCCATTCTCATAACCACGCACAAGGATCTTGTCTCCGAATGCGTGGGCTGATGTGTAAAATTCCATTAGTTCTTTCCGTACATTAACATCATTGCGTCGTATGCGCAATCATGAACTGGGTGGTGTTTGATAACAGAGGCACGTTCAAATTCTGGATGATCAACACCACAGTAACCATTGGATGTACCATACAAGATATCTACAGCGGTGCGAACGTCACGCCACTGTGCGTATCCTGTCAACGGCTCCATGCCTAATTTTGTAGCCAATGAATCAATCACCAATTGATCAAGGGAACCACGTGCCCACATAGTTTGCTTTTGTGCATTGGTGTGCTTGTTCATGTATTCGTAAAGTACGTTTATACCTTCTACTGCACTCAAGTCGTAAGCAGTTGGTTCGAGTGAAACCTTGCGGACGTATTCGTGTTGAGTCTTCCACCACTCAAGTGTAGACAAGGTTACAGTACGACCCATCTCTCCTTGTTCCTTTGCTTTGAACTTAACAAAGCAAGCCCCATCAAGCATCTTCTGGTAAGAAGGTTTTTCTTCTGGGTCGAAATACACTAATGCTGCAGACAGAACTACAGCATTAGATTCTACACCAAGTGTTTCAACGTCGAACATAAACATTATCGGGACTCACCTTCTTTAGTAAACAGAACCCTAATCTTATCTTCTTTTGACCAAGATTTCAAATATGAATTGTCTACATTGCAAACTGCAAGGGCTTCTTCTTCAGAGACAACTCGATGAGATGCAATCTGCTCACCAAGCCACTCTTGTGAAAACTCTTTTGCAGTTTCCAGTGTAACATCATCAAGCGCATACTCTGGATGGTCAGCTGGTGCTTCAATCACATAGCGCATACGAAAGGTGGAGATTGTATCTACCATCACCCATACTTTATCAGACATTTTGGTTTCTTTCAGCTTCGTGTTTGTCGCACAAGGTGCGAATCCAACCACCGCTACGACGTTCGCCTTTATCACCACAAGTTTCGCAAGAATGTTCAGCCCATGCTTCTGCCATACGAACCATGCCATGAATTTGTTCATCACCACCATCGTAGTAGAAACGAAGACCGCCAAACTTTTCTTTGATCTGTGCAACCACTACTTGTTTAACAACTTGTTCTTTCCTATTAGCCCAATCAATATGGTGCTGAATATTGGAGCAAAGAGTTTCAATGATGTGCCACCAACCTTTACCTACAGCAAAACCACCATATGCTCCAACAAACATGGCAGGGTATTTCTCTTCCATTCGCTTAGCGAAGTCGTCATACTCTTTCATTTCATCCATTATTATCCCCAAGTTCTATGATTTTCAGCGATGTGTTCAATACCATCATACTCACCGATGTGCCAGTTAATTCCATCTGGGATTTCCACAACAGCTAACTCTGCACAATCACCCCATGATGCCTCACCCATCTGCTCGACAACTTTCACGAGGTTTGGATCAGTCCGTTCGATCTCATACTCGCTCCAGTAGTTCTCGTCAGAAATACTATCTTTGTAGTACTCGTAACGCATGATACTTCGTTCTGGGAACTTGTCCACAACGATCATGGTGATGCCAGCCAATGCTGCATACTTTACAATGGCTTCATGGCTTAAACCAAAGCCACCAAAGCAACGATTGATTACTACTTTCATTTAATGTCCTTAGAGGAGTCCGCAACTTCTTTGTCATCACGAATCTCGAGAATGATAGGGAGAAACAAAGATTCTTCTCCAGCTTTGTTCTTGATTCTAGTATTATACTTGATCGCAGCGATCTTGTCAACTATATTCTCTCCGAGATTCTTACGTTGTTCGTCAGAGAAGCCAGAGCCAACTCGGACTTTGATCACACCATCAGCAGACTCACAGAGAATTGCACCAAGCATTCCTGCATACTTACCTGTGCCTTCTTCGATACCAACGATACGCAAGTCACATTC